TGATGGCTTTCTTGATGCGTTGCTCATGATTTCCCTCAAATCCAAAATAGTTAGGCCGTTTGCGCTTGTGGTGTCTGAACTTCCATCGGATACGCTCCTGTGCATCATTGTAGTGATTGATGTCAGCTTCATAGTTCTGGCTAACGATTGCTTCTGGGGAACGAGTGTCAAATGTGTTCAGTGACCGCATGTCAGCGCCATCCCCCAAGTCAACAACATAATCAGGCTTGAGGTCATATAAGAACTCTCCTAACCAGTTGAAACGCTCATTGTCCACTGAAGGATCAACGTGAGCGCAGCTAAAGACTACTACTGTTTTACCCATCTGCTGCCTCCATTTCCATCAGTGCCACTCGTAACTCAAAGTCTAGCTCTTGTAGCTCTTCTTTAGTTAACTTCTGTATCGCCTTTATTACTTCAGCCATTCGTCGGGTATCCTCTTGTCTGAGTAGATGAACCCGTGCTTATCACACCAGTCACCATATGTTGTCTTTGACCCCTTGTTAATCTTACCACGAGAGTTACTAAACACAAATCGTATGTCTAACTTAGGGTGTTGCTCCTTTACTTTCAAGTGCTTTTTCCTGTCGGCAGCTACAAACCGTCCCTTTGACTCAATTATAATGCCATTAGGTAAAATGAAGTCTGGCGTGTAACTCTTGTTCTCGTTTAAGACCCATTTAATCTTAAAGGTCTCATACTCAAAAGCTACACCCCGCTTCTTCAAATCAACAGAAATGTCGTCCTCAAGTCCTGATCGGTAGCCATTCTTTATTGCGTGTTGTCTACGCTCACTACTTTTCTTCACAGAAGATACCACACGTCAATATGCTTACCCTTTATTTTGGTGGCAACCATATCTCACCTACCTCTCGTCTAAGCCAAAGAAGTCTGGCGTTTTCTACTACTCTCTGCACGTCACCTTCGTACTTCTCAACACAAACGTCCCAGAACTCCTCCTCAGTATTAAGACCCGCTAATAACTTTTGAGCTGTCTTGGGGCCAATGCCGTACACTCCCTTAATGTTGTCGGCAGCATCTCCAGTTAACAGTTGGGTGTAAAAGAACCTAAGTCCAGTGTCCTCAGTAACCGTAGTCCAGTTACCTTTGTTAATGTTGAAGTGCCTACACGGTATCTGCAACATATCCTTGTCTATAGAAGCGACAATCGTTGTCGGACCACACTTAGTTGCCTCTATTGCAATAAGGTCATCTGCTTCCTCCCCTTCACTAATGACAGCCCCATACTTTTCTACCATGTAAGCCCTTGCCTTGGGTAAGTCTATTGGTTTGGGCGTCAGTTTCCGTAATCCCTTATAGGGATGAGACTTGGCAACTTCGTAGCGAAAGTTAGTAGAGCCAGTTAAGTAGACCTGATACAAACCATCTTCGGGAAACCTGACAGTCTTGTCTATTATAAACCTCATATTTTTATCTATGTGTCGTTTTAGAATAGATTCGTCTGCTGCCCAAAACTTGTAACCTTCTACAAAATCTTCGTAATGCTCTAGCTTGTATTTGTACAACTTTAAGTCCGTCTCGACCTCTCTGAAGTAACCTTTTTCCAGAGAGGCCGCTGCTGCATAAGCTACAATGTCCCCATCAATTAAGACCTTGCCACTTTCCACTAGAACCCTCCAAACACCATTTGACCATCGTCCTTCTCAAAGGCTACATCTTCTACGTATGTATAACCTCCCGCCCGTGCTGCGTCTGCAAAGGCTTGTCCTAGCCCGTATAGGTCATCAATGTTACCTCGTACCACTGTTGTGCTACCATCGAACCCATCGTCTTCACTGTCTGCTGTGAATGTAATAGATACCTGCATTAGAAAACACTCCGATCTTCTGTGTTTGATTCATAGACAACGTGGTCAATGATTGCTACCTTTTCTAGTGTAGTGATCTTACCGTCCCATACGTCTAGCTTAACGATAGCCTTAGAGCCGTTACCGATCAGCCCATCTTCTTCCCAGTCCCAAGGTGCGTAGTCTCCGCCCACCTTCTTAAATAGGGCTGGTGAACCTACTGTAACACCCTGCTCTCCAGTTTCCTGATTACGGAACTTAGGGTTAAAGTGTGGTCGTGTCGCTTTGTAAAACATACGACCTTCTTTGCTGGTCTTAAACAACTGAGCTTGGAGACCCTTATTAGGTACACCGTCAGCAATCATCTTAGCTTTACTATCCTCAGTAAGCATTAGGTTAACAACATAGATACCTTGCTTTGCTTCCATGTTAAGAGCCATATCAGAACCGTCGTTTGGTCCCATATCACGATCTTCTTCTCGCAACTTAGCCCATTCAACTTCGCACTCTACTACTACTGTTTTACCCATTGTGATCTTCCTTTTTGTCGGGGGGTTGTACTATACTATATAGACATATTTGGATATTTTATACCCTAATTTGAACACTTATTTTACTGTTTAGTGAATATCTGCGTAAGTGTTGCCGAATTGCACATCTGTACCTAATGGAACATTAAGTTTTACCTTTTCATTCAACTTGATAGCAGCCTCGTGCATGATCTTTTCTACTGCATCCTCATCTCCTTTCTTGACTAGGGCGATCACCTCATCGTGAAACTGCCCAATACATTTAATTCCCTTGGATCGACACAGTTCAACCCAAGTATCAAAACAGAACACCCCAGTGCTTTGGTTAAGCGTACTGAAACGATCCTTCTCACTCCGTAAGCTATGCCAGAAGCCTGACACTGGGTTCTTAAGCCACATACCGCCAAAGAGTTCACGAGTTCGTAGCTTCTTAGCAACCTTCTCAATAGCCCAGTTACGCAACCAAAAGGCTTTAAGGAGAGACTTGGCGTCTCTTTCAGACATACCTGTCTCACGGGCTAATTTAGCAGCTCCTACACCATAAGTAGCACTGTAGTTCACTACCTTGTAAGACTTTCTCAACTTCTTTAAGTCAACTTCGCCATCATTGTAAGACTTTAAAGATGACTTTAACGAAGCTAATACCTTCACAGCAGAAGGTGACTTTTTACCAGATTTCAAAATATCTTCTAGTCTCCCCTCCTCTTTTTTAATGGTGTTGACTAAAACACTTTCGTAGTAGTATTTGGCCAAGTCCAAGTGTGGGTCAAAACCCTCACGGCTCATCTCATTTACATAGTCAGGGTCTAGTGGCTTCATGTAGTGACGTTTTGTCGTATCCTCCAGTGATGTCATATCAGCACCCGCTAACACATAACCTTCTGGTGCAACTAGGCACCCACGGATCACATCACCATAAGGCTTGTCTACGCTGGGTAGGTTTACCAGTGGCTTGAAGTGCTTAAAGCGGAAGGTATTCGTTAGTCCAGCAACACCAGCCTGTAGATAGCCATCTGTATGACCCTCTAGGAACCCTTTCAGTATCCCTGCACGATGAGTAAGAACAGTAAGACCATCAAGCAAGTCAACAGTAGTATCATTAGCAGAAAGGTTACGAACGCTCTGGCATAACTCGCTATCTTTTCGTATCTGTGGGATTTGTTTCTCATCTCCTGTCACCTTGTGTCTAGTAAACTTATACGTACTTGGCTTCCAACCCAGAGAGTACAGCCAGTCCTTAACCTGATCGTTAGAGTTAGGGTTGCCACGTTCCTCACCCGTCTTTACCTTAAAGCCTGTCGTCGTCACAGCCTGCTTGTACTCCTTGCAGAGAGCCACCCACTTCTCACCGTGTGATGACAGCTCTCCGTCCTTCTTGTGCATAACCTTTGGCTTTGCTACCATACGCTCTAGGATACGCTTAGGCATAGCATCTGCGAGTTGCTCAACCTTCTCCTCTTTGAGACGGCTAATTTCGTCGTAGGCTGCTTGTGCCTTTGGTACGTCTAATTTCCACTGTAGCTCTTCCTGTTCCCTAGCGCAGTCTAGCTTGAACGTCAGGTAGTCAATTAGTCGATCTTTCTCTGTTGGGTCTTGGTACAGTTTGTTTAACTTAAGGTCTAAGTCTCGTAGTAGTCGCACGTTGATCTTAACGTCCTCGTCGCACCTGTGAGCGTATTCCTCTGGTGTTAGGTTGTTCCAGTCCTTAATCACTGGCTTAGGCACTCCGTACTCCTCTCCGTAGCCCTCAAGACCATGCTTCATACGTCCGTGGTTGATGTACCAGCTTAGTGCCAGTGTATCAATCATACGTGC